AGAGTCGAGGCCCAGCGCCGGGCCGAGCAGGCCGAGCGCGATGCCGCAGAACGCGCCGAACGCGCAGCAGCAGCCGAACGCCAGCGCCAAGCAGACGAGCAGGCGCGCACCGAAGCGGAAGCCAAGGCTCGCGAGGCTGATAAGGCACACAAGGCCGCGATCAATCGCGCCGCGCTGGAAGCATTCATTGCGGGCGGAATGCCGGAGGCGTGCGCCAAGCAGGCCGTCACTCTGATCGCCAAGCGACAGATTCCGAACGTATCAATCGAATACTGAGGCCAGCCATGCAACCAACCACAGCACAGGTTCCACCTGCTGTTGCGGCTCAACTCGACTGGATGACGCTCGGATCTTTTGACCCCGAGCGATTCCAGGGTGAGCAGCGCAAGCAGTACGAAGACGAGGCCGCACGCATAGAGCGGCAATGGGATAACCAACCGAGGTAACAATCATGTTCAAGAAGGCAGAACGCAAGCAGGCACGGCTACGGCTCGCACTTGCGGGACCATCCGGCTCCGGCAAGACCTATTCAGCGCTCCAGATGGCAAAGGGGCTTGGTAGTCGAATCGCAGTGATCGACACGGAGCACGGCAGCGCATCGCTGTACGCCGACGCAGCAGACTTCGACGTGATGGAGCTGCATGCACCTTACTCGCCCGAGCGCTACGTTGAAGCCATCCAAGCCGCAGAGGCCGCCGGCTATGACGTGCTGATCATCGACAGCTACTCGCACGAGTGGACCGGGCCGGGTGGCTGCCTGGAGATCAACGACGAGACGGCAAAGGCCAGATTCAAGGGCAACACATGGTCGGCCTGGAGCGAGACAACGCCGCGCCACCGCAAGCTGACAGACAAAATCCTGACCAGCCCGATGCACATCATCTGCACCATGCGGAGCAAGACAGAGACGGTGCAGGGTGAGGGCAAAAAGATCGTCAAGCTGGGCCTCAAAAGCGAGCAGCGGGACGGTACTGACTACGAATTTACCGTAGTCCTCGACGTGACCCATGACGGCCACTACGCCGTTGCCAGCAAGGATCGGACGCGCCTCTTCCAGCATCCCGAAGTCATTACGCCAGAGACGGGCGCGAAGCTGCTGGCCTGGCTCAACGATGGCCGAAGCCAAGAGCAGCAGGCGATGGACGCCGCCGAGGAAGCGATCAGCAAAATCCCGCTGGTTGAGACGATGCACGAACTGCAAAGCGTCTACGCAGCAGCCTACCGGCAGGCGCAGGAATATCCCGAGGTGCTGGCGAAGCTCAATGCCGCCAAGGACCAACGCAAAGCAGAACTCACACAACACCTGGAGCAAACGGCATGAGCAGTCGCGGCGTAAACAAGGTCATCATCATTGGGAATGCGGGGGGCGACCCGGAGGTGCGTTACGCGCCGAGCGGTAACGCCTTCGCCAACCTGACCGTTGCCACATCGGAAAGCTGGAAGGACAAGCAGACCGGCCAGCTACAGGAGCGAACCGAGTGGCACCGCGTAGTCTTCAGCGGAAAGATCGCGGAGATCGTCGGCGAGTACGTCCGGAAAGGGCAGCAGCTCTACATCGAAGGGAAGCTCAGAACGCGGGAATGGGAAAAGGACGGCGTGAAGCGCTACACCACGGAGATATTGGTGGGCATCGACGGCACGATGCAGATGCTTGGCAGCAAGGGCGACGGGCAGCAGCAGACACCGAGGCAGCCACAGCAACCGCGTCCCGCACAGCAGCCGCAGAGCCAGCAAGGCGCGCCGGGGCCGGACTCATTCGATGACGACATACCATTCCTCCCGATGCCGTACTTGGCTGGAATCTGACAACTACAGGGCGCTTCGGCGCCCTTCTATTTGGGGCTGAGAAATGAACATCTATATTGACATTGAAACCATCCCAGGCCAGTCGCCGGCAGTGATGGAGCTGTTTCGCGAGGACGCGCAGGCCGACATGGATGCAGTGCGCGCTCCGGCAAACTACAAGGACGAAGCGAAGATCGCCGAGTACATCGCCGCCAAGCGTGCGGAGATCGAAGAAGGCATCGAAGAGCGCTGGCGCAAGACCAGCTTCGACGGCGCGCTTGGTCACATCGCAGTGATTGGCTATGCCATAGGCGACGATGAGCCAGTGACGCTCTACCACGACGCCTACGGCACGCCGGAAGCCGAGCGGGAAATGCTTGCAGGGTTCTTCGCCGCGGTGAACAACGCTGGCGGAAGGATGCTTGCTGGTGGCACCCGAACGGGCTCTACGCCAACGCTGATAGGGCACAACGTGCTGGACTTCGATCTGCGCTTTATCTTCCAGCGCGCCGTTATGCTGGGCATTCGCCCGCCGCAGTGCCTGCCCTTCGACGCGAAGCCTTGGGATAAGACGGTATTCGACACGATGACCGCCTGGGCCGGCGCCCGCAACCGCGTCAGCCTCGACAAGCTGTGCCGAGCTTTTGGCATCGCAGGCAAGGGCAGCGAGATAGAAGACGACATTGATGGCAGCAAGGTTTGGGACTTCGTGAAGGCTGGCCGCATCGCCGATGTTGCCCGGTACTGTGCCGGCGACGTTGAGCGAGTTCGCCAGATTCACCAGCGCCTGACCTTCCAGAACATCGCAGCCTGATCCACCCCGGGCGCCCCGCGCGCCCTCCTCCCCGGTACCTACCCATGATCGACACATCTGCCATAGCGCAGGGCGAGGCTCTGCGCGCGCAAATTGACGCGGCCACGGCTGCATACCTGAACGCTGGCGGCAAGATCCAGCAGCTGCCGGACAGCATCGGCAAGCCAGCCCCCGTAAAACCGGCAATGTTCAACAACTCCTGCAATCCAGAGGCAGACGCCAAGAGCCGTGCGCGCGGAAACCGCCGCTCTTCCGCCGCGAGCAGCCTGCCCCTTCGCAAGCGTGGCACTCCGCAGGCCAAGCAGAATGAGGCGCTGCGCGAGGTGTGGCCATGAAAAGCAACATACCCAGGGCCAGGCTTGAAAAGGTCAGTCGATCGCTGCTGCGCCTGCATCGTGTCGCCGTCGTGCGCATGGAGAACGACGACCAGTACCTGATCGACTGGCGAGACGTCCGGGCCATCGCGCCAAGCCGGCAGGTCATGGGCGCGCTCTGCGATATCTCGCACCGCTGGGTAATCTATATCGGAGCGTTCTGCGTCGACGCGAAGGGTGAGACCTACATGAAGTCGACCGAGATTGCGCCGGACGGAATGTTCAAGTCCGAGACGCTAGCCAGCGCACTCGAGCACTACTACCGGGAGCTGCTGGCCGGCTGCAACCCGAACCACCTGGTCGGCTCCGGCTGGATAGCCATGCCGGGCGGCACGTCGCTGGACGAGGCGCAGGCCGCGCGGATCTTCGAGGCGTGCGGGGCGTGGAAGGCACAGGAGCAAGCAGCATGACAGCAGTAGCCAAACACCTGGACGGCGAGCTGGTAGAGGACGTTTCCGAGTTCTTCGCCCCAATGTCTGCCGATCTGGTTGACGGCTTGATCGGCCAATACAACGCGGCGCGCAGCAACATCGAGGCGCTGGCAGAGGCTGTGCGAGACGGCCAGAACGCATCGGCCCTGCACTACTTCGTCGAAGGCAACGTGCGGGAGCAGCGGCACAGTATGCCGACCACGGTTGAAGCGCTGTTCCGCGTCGAGGGCGCCATTGCCCAGCTCAACGCGGACTTCTGGAGCCGCGCACTGCGCATGACGGACGTGATGGACTACATGCCGCAGAAGCGCCGCGAAGAGTGGCACGAGCAGATCCGCAACCCGGAAGGCCGCAGGGCCAGCAAGTACAGCGGAGAGAATGAGCTGCCCGCGCTTCCTGAGTTCGAGGAGGCAACGGTGCGGTCGACGCTTACCAGCCTGCTGCACAGCCGCTCACAATTCCTGGCTGAGCGCGTGGACGGGATCTTCCGGGCGCTGAGCCGGCAGCACGTGACCAACCAGCCACAGGGCTTCGGCAAGCGCATGATCATCCAGGGTGTGTTCAGCTACGGGACGGCCGGGCATATCAACGACCTGCGCTGCGTGATCGCCAAGTTCATGGGGCGCGACGAGCCAAAGCATGGCTCTACCGATCCCGTGATCAAGGCGGCCAGCCGGCAGAATGGGCAGTGGATGGCGGTTGACGGCGGCGCGCTGAGGATTCGCGTATACGGCGGCGTGGCCACGGCTCACCTTGAAGTTCACCCGGACATGGCGTGGCGGCTCAACGCTATCCTGGCGAACCTGCACCCGACAGCTATACCGGCTGAGCTAAGAACAAAGCCGAAGCGCACCAAGAAGCTCAAAGACTTCGAGCTGTTCGACAGGCCGCTGCCGTTTGCCGTGGTTGACCTGCTCGCCGGGATGCGCCAAGTCAGCGAAAAGCTGGACGGCTGGCCAGAGCGCTACAAGGACGTGCCGAACGCGATGCGCTTCGACTATGGCCAGCACGACAAGGCCGCAATGGCAGAAGCGGAAAAGGTTCTGCAGGCGCTCGGCGCGACTAAGGTCAGCCACTACTGGCAGTTCGATTACAACCCGGTCGAAGTGCTGGACGCCGTAGTGTGCTCTGGCTGCATCCCTGACCAGAAATCGCACCAGTTCTACCCGACCCCGGAGAGTATCGCGCTGGCGGCGGTTGAGCTGGCTCAGATCGAACCGCACCACGGCGTGCTTGAGCCGAGCGCAGGCCAGGGTGGCATTGCCGATCATCTGCCACAGCTGCAAACGACCTGCGTCGAGATCAGCCCTCTGCATTGCGAGATCCTGCGCGCCAAGGGGCACAGCGTCATCGAGGCCGACTTCCTGAAGTGGGCGCCAGGCCAGCCCAAGGCCGACCGGATCGTGATGAACCCGCCATTCAGCGAAGGCCGCTGGCAAGCGCACCTAGGGGCAGCCGCAGCCCTGCTCAAACCGGACGGGCGCCTTGTGGCAATCCTCCCAGCCAGCGCCAAAGGCAAGGAGCTGCTGCCGGGCTTCGCGCACGACTATTCACGCATCTACGACAACGAGTTCGCCGGCACGAGCACTGCCGTCGTGATCCTGACTGCTACCCACAAATGAGCGAACCAACCTACTGCTGCACGGACGGCAAGCGGATCGGCCAATGCGCCTGCTACCGCTGCCGCCCACCGGAGCCGCCAAAGGAGGCGCCATGCGCACCTACACCATCACCGTAACCGAGCGCCAGGCAGCAGAGCTGCAAGAGGCCTGCGAGCTACTGGCGCGGATCAAGATCGGCCAGATCGACCACGCCATTGAACGGCTGCCGGGCTTCTACGACCGGCGCGACTGGGAGCAGGTCCACGCCACGCGGCACGAGATCCAGCGCCTTGCCAACACGCTGATGCCAGAAGCCACAAAGCGCCGAGAGGATGGCATTGCGTGGGACTTGTATCAGGTCATCCGGCATCGCCTGGCCTGGGACCGCGCCTACGCTGACGGGACCATCCAACCCGGCGAGCCGCGCAAATGGCCCGAGATGATGGGCGTCTGCTACGACGAGCCACTGGCAATGAGCGGACTGCCGCTGGCCACAATCAAGGAGACAGATCAATGAACGACACACTGAAAGCAGCCGGCCGAATAGGCGCTGAGCTGGGGGCTGCGAAGGCGGAGGTGGAGCGGTTGAGTCATAAGCTTGAGCGAGCGCGCGATCATCTGACGCACGCAAGGCATGACGTTGAAATTCGCGCTAACGCCGGAAACGATGCGGCGCGGCTAGTCTTGAAAGGGATTGATCAGTGGCTATCGGATTACGACCAATCACCCGACGACACCTACACCGCCGTCGACATGGCCACAGCCGTAGCGCAGGGGTTCAGGGATGGGCAGGCGGCAGTAGAGCAAGCCACGGAGCAGGATGATCAGTACCCGCCATGCGACTACTGCGGAGTGATTCCAGACCATCATCCATGGCATGGCAGCGGGATGTTCAACGGCGAGGACAGCCCGCATATCCATGCGTGCAACGACTGCCGTCATCTGCTGCCAGCCAGCCCCGCTCAGACCGAGCAGCAGCCGGTGGCGTGGGCGCGTCAATGCGACCTTACCGAGACGCGAGAAAAGTTTGCACGCCTGCAGCCATACAGGAGGCCAGGGTATGACGTGCCACTCTATGCCGCCCCCATCGCGCAGCCCGAGCAGCCGGAGCAGAGTGGGCTATCCCTTCCCCGCACACGCCTGGAGCGAATCGAGCGCCGCTTGACTGACTGGCTTGAGCTGAATTGCTGCGAGTGCGAGTCAGGCCATTCGTGCGGGCGAAACGAAGTCACCGCCGACCGTGACGCCATCCGCGCCGCCCTATCAGCCCAAGGAGAAAGCCATGAGCAAGGTATTGGTTGATCGGGAGCTGCTGGATTTGCTGCGAAACTTCACCTTCCTGCATGACGACGGATGCGCCGGCGCCCTTCGTGGAAACATCGACAAGGCGCTAGCCGCCCAGCCCGCAGAGGCGGAAGGGGTTCGAGACTACCTGACCGAGTTCGCGGAAGGCGAGGTTGAGGCGAAAACCGCAATCGAGGAGCTGCAGGACGCCCTGTCAGCCGTGACCGCCGAGCGGGATAGGCTGCGGGATGCGGCAGGAAAGGCCATAGCCTGGCTGGACGCAGAGCAAAACGGGTCCGGGGTCGGTATCAATCGCATACTCAAGCTGTGCCGTGATGCAGAAAACTCGCTGCGCGCCGCCATGGCTGCGAAGGAGGCGTGAATGATGAAGCCAATCCCAATTTCAGCTGCCGAGCGCATCGCCAAAGAGTACGGCTACGACCAAGTGATCATCGTGGCTCGCAAGGTCGGCGACGATCCTGATCCGCACGGCGAGCACGTCACCACCTACGGCGTTACCAAGGAGCACTGCGCCGTGGCTGCCCGCGCTGGCGACTTCCTGAAGCACAAGGTCATGGGCTGGGCCAAGGACGGTGAGAAATGAGTCGAATGATCAAGCTGAATGACGGCTGCTACGTGGCTGCTGACCAGATATCAGAACTGAAGATCAACCAGAGCAGCCAAACCATCACCGTGCGGATGAAGGATGGTGTCGGCCATTCGCACGCGCCTGACTACCGACAGGGCGTTTACGCGGCTATGGACGCCCTGGTCGACCAGATCAACACAGCCCTTGCCGCCAAGTAGGCGGAATGATGCGCCACTAACCACCCCCTAACCCCACCCAAACACACAGCCTGCCGGCGAGAGTCGGCGGGGAGGTAGAGACATGCCTGAGATTAAGTGCGAACACGGCCACACCATGCGGATCGGCACCAATGAATGGATCGGCGCGCTAACGCTGGACCAGATGAAGTACGCCCGCGACCAGATGGACGAAAAGATCAAGGCTGCGGAATCTCAAAAGAAGCGGTGCGTATGGCGTGTCGCCCGCGGCGGACTGGTAGAGGCCAACTACCGGGAGGAGGATTACGAAAAGGCCGCGGATCACCTGATGCGCATCTTCAAGGAGCGATTCATTGAAGAGGCACAGGGCTTCATTGAAATGCCGTTCGGCACGTACCGGTTCCAGGAGGAAGTCCCGCACATCGCAGTCGAGCTGGTGACGCAATTCGAGTACGAAACCGAGTGGTTCCCAGCCGCCTAACCCCACACGCAGCAGGAGATAGACATGCCCGAACTCATCAAGCGGTTCGCCAAGAACACGGCGGGCCGTGACTTTGCCGTGGGCGACATTCACGGATGCTTTACGAAGCTGCAGCAGGCGCTCGACGGGATCGGCTTTGACCCGGCAGTCGATCGTCTGTTCTCGGTTGGCGATCTGGTTGATCGCGGCCCTGAATGTGACATGGCGCTGGAGTGGCTGGCAAAGCCCTGGTTCCACCCGGTGCGCGGCAACCACGACGACTACGTGTGCCGGTACGACAGCTGCGAGCTGGGCAACTGGCTCATCAACGGCGGCGGCTGGTTCCTGTCGCTCAACAGCGACGAGCAGGCAGAGTACGCCGTCCAGTTCCGTGAGCTGCCGATCGCCATTGAACTGGAGACGGACGCAGGGCTAGTTGGCATCGTGCACGCAGACTGCCATTTCCCGACATGGGCGCAGACGGTCGCCGAGTTGACAGAGCCGGAGACGCAGAAGCGCCTGAAGCTGGTCAAGAACAGCTGTATGTGGTCGCGCACTCGAATCGAGATGGTCGACACCAGCGGAATACCGGACCTGCTCGCGCTCGTGGTTGGCCATACGCCGCTGCGCACGCCAGCAATCCTCGGCAACGTCGTTCACATCGACACTGTCGGCTGGCGGGATGAAGGCTATTTCACGCTGATGGACTTGAACACGCTGCCTGCAGTTATCGAAGCAGCCGGCGTAACGGTGAGGGGGTGAGAGATGGAGCCTGAAATTTTGCATGTGCCAGAACTGGCGAAGATGCTGAACCGAACAGAATGCGCGATACGCTCTGCTATCCGTGACGGGGCAACCTGGTTGCCGCCTGGATTCAAGCAGGGCGTGCGGCATTGCTGGCGTACAGAGTCGGTCCGCAGGTTCTTGCGGGAATATGAGAGCGGCGAACACAAGGCGCCGAAGGTTGGCAGGAAGCGGCGCGAGCCGCCAAAGTTGCGGGGTGTAGCGTGACTATCCGAGCTTATCGGCCAGTGCGCTCGGGCAAAGGTGGGTGTATCGCTGAAGCATTGCGAGGGTCTTATGCCCCGTGATGCTCGCGACCTCCATCATCGTGAAGCCGCGCTCGAACAGGCGGCTCGTGGCCTCGTGGCGCAGATCGTGATAGGTCAGCCCGACCACGCCGGCAGCCTTGCAGGCGCGTGGGAAGTAGTTGCTCACGGACTGAGGCGACAGGGAGAACACGCGGCCATTGATCTGCTTCGGCAGTTCGTCCAGCAGCTTGCGCGCACGACTCGAGAGCGGTACCAACCGGCGAGATCCGTTCTTCGTGTCCTCAAGGTGCGCGACCTTTCCTTTGATCTGGTCGCGCCGCAGCAGTACCAGCTCGGATCTGCGCATGGCCGTATCGGCTGCCAGTTCGATGATGACCGGCAGCTCGTGGTGAATCTTCGCAGCCTCGGCATATATCCGGCTCAGCTCATCGCTGGTCGGGCGGCGATCGCGCGACTTGCTGCCGGCGGGCATCCGCAGGTTCCGGCATGGGTTTACCAGCCCTTCAATCCCCCACTCCTTCGCGGCCACTGTATATAGGTGGCTGATGATGGCCAGGTTCAGGCGAACCGTTGCGGTGGATTTCCCCTCCTTCAGCCTTTCATCACGCCAGGCGGCCAGGTCTGAAGACTTGAGCGAGGCCAGCGACTTCTCCGCCAGCGGATCTTCCATCCACCGCTTTATGCGGACGCCTTCTTGCTTCTCACCCTTCTTGTGATCACTTACCTCGCGCCGGTACCGCTTCAGCGCCTCAGCCAGTGTCGTGCTTTCGGCCTCGCGGATATCCACGAACCGCGCGCGCGACATGTCCCCCTCGACCTCGGCCGCCCATCGCTGGGCTTCTGCCTTGGTATCAAAGGTGGCTGATAGGGTTGGATATCCTTTGCGGCGAACCTGGGCACGCCAGGAGCTTCCGCGCTTCTCGAAATAGGCCATGGGAGCGGACTTTATCCGATCACGCGACCAGCTGGCACTGTGTATAATTACAGTGCGCGGCTAGACCGGCCAGTCGAAAAGGGGAACGTCTACCCCCTGCCGCGCTCCCCAATAGGCGATAGCAGGAGACGATGCTATGACGATCACTCAGGAAGAGCTGCGCAAGCAACTGCATTACGATCCAGAAACCGGCGTTTTCACTTGGGCTATACGGAAGCCGCGAGTTAAGTTCGGCAGCGTCGCAGGAAAAGTAAAGCCAAACGGCTACTGCGAGGTTCGGGTCAACCTGATCAGCTACGGCTCGCATCGCCTCGCGTGGCTGTACGTTCACGGGAGCTGGCCAGAAGGCGTCATCGACCATATCAATCGGAATCCTTCCGACAATCGAATTGAAAATCTCCGTGAGCTTCCTTTTGCGGCGAACCTTCGGAACTGCGGCGCCCGTAGCAATTCGTCTACCGGAGTCAAAGGCGTGAGCCTGCACAAGCTGAGTGGAAAATACAGGGCGACACTCCGAGTGTCTGGCCGTCGCTTGTGGCTTGGCCTTTTCGAGACGATAGAGGAGGCAGCCGCCGCTTACGAGAAAGCCGCAATCGAGCATCACGGGGAGTATGCATTCCCCACCTAAATTAGAGTGGTTTTTGAAGCCATTCCCCCGTAGCTCCCCCAATCTGCGCACCAAAGAAAAAGGGCTTGGAGGTCGAAACCCGCCAAGCCCTTGATTTCACTGTGTTAGTGGCGGAGAGATAGGGATTTGAACCCTAGGTACCCTTGCGGATACAACGGATTTCGAATCCGTCCCGTTCGACCACTCCGGCATCTCTCCAGCGGCGCGCATCATAGCAGCTCAGGTCGCTTTGTCGAACCCCCAAGCACACTTTTTCCGCCTTTTTTCAGCGGGTTGCGGCCATGGGTTCAGGCGGTGAGTCGGGTAAGCGCCTCGCGGTACTTGTCGGCGGTCTTCTGTGCAACCTCGGCCGGCAACGCCGGGGCCGGCGGCTCCTTGTTCCAGCCGGTGGACTCCAGCCAGTCGCGGACGAACTGCTTGTCGAAGCTTGGCGGGTTCTTGCCCTCTTCATAGCTGTCAGCCGGCCAGAAGCGGCTGGAATCGGGCGTGAGCACCTCGTCCATCAGGGTCAGGGTGCCATGCTCATCGAGGCCGAACTCGAATTTGGTGTCGGCGATGATGATGCCGCGCGTGGCGGCGTACTCGACGGCGGCGCGGTACAACGCAATGGAGGTGTCGCGTACCTGTGCGGCCAGTTCCTTGCCGATGATGGCTTCGCACTCTTCGAAGGAGATGTTCTCGTCGTGGTCGCCCACCGCAGCCTTGGTCGAAGGCGTGAAGATCGGCTCCGGCAGTTTGCTCGCCTCTTTCAGACCGGCTGGCAGGGCGATGCCGCAGACCGTGCCGCTCTTCTGGTATTCCTTCCAGCCGGAGCCAGCGAGGTAGCCACGTACGATCGCCTCCACCGCAACGGGCTTGAGGCGCTTGGCCACGACCGCACGCCCTTCGACCAGGGGCAGCTCGGCGGCAGGCACCACGTCTTCGACCCGGTCTCCGGTGAAATGATTGGGCACCAGCGTGCTGAACTTGTCGAACCAGAAATTCGAGATTGCGGTGAGAATCTTGCCTTTATCCGGGATCGGCTCGGCGAGGATCACGTCGAAAGCGGACAGGGGGGCGCTGGCAACCATCAACATGCGCTGGCCATCTACCTCGTAGAGATCGCGCACCTTGCCCGAATAGAGCTTGTTCAGGCTGAGATTGGTCGGGGTAGTCATGGTCGATTTCCACCTAGACGCGCCATTCGGCAGCATCACCGCGCTGCAGGCCGACGCCTTGTTTCGAAGAGATAAGGGTGACGAGGCCAGCGCGCCGTCACCCCTGGGTTTGCGCCCGCGCGCCAGGTCAGCCGAGGTTTTCCTTCAGCCGCTCGAGCACGCGACGTGCTACCTCGGCTGGCGCAACGGTATCGATGTTGCGGTCCAGCGTGACGAGAATCTGCTCACCGGCACGAGTCAGGCGCACCTGATAGCGCTCGGCGCGCGCGTCGATCTCCTCCTGGTCCGGCTTGCTCGAGAACAGACGGGAGAAGAAGCCTGGCTTCTCGTCCGGCCGATCGGCGCCTTCGGCCAGGTTCACGTAGTAGACCCCGAGGCTGCGATTGAGGTCGTCGACCTTGATGTCGGCAGCCTGCAGTGCGCGGCCGATGCTCGACCAGGCACGATCGAAATCGGTGTCCAGGGTCAGCATCGGGTTGCCGCTGCCATCGGCAGTCAGGACGACACGGCTCGGGGCATCGTAGTCGCGTTCGGCGAGCAGCGATACCGAGCCGCCTTCGTCAGCACTGCGACTGAGCGCGGTCTGCAGCTCGTCGAGCAGGGCGCGATCCAGTTCGGCGTTGACGGAGGCTTCCGGCCATGCCGGATCGGCTGTGCTGCCACTGTCGCGTTGCAGCGCGAGGACGAAGATCTCGCTGGTGTTGCGCTGCACACCCGGTTCGATGCGTACACGTACACGGGCTTCGCCATCCTGGACGCCCAGGCTGCGCGCCAACGCGGCGTTGATTTCCGAGCCCTTCTGCCAGGCGGTGGAGAACTCGCCGGTTTGTGGCCGCTCCTCATCGATGGCGAAGCCGTTGTCGGTAAAGAACTGCCGGGTCGCCGCCCAGACTTGAGCCGGGCTGCGCAGCGCGACCAGCCAACGGCCGCCCTCGGAGCTCTGCACGCTGAAATCGCTGGCCTGGATCGCGCCCTGCAGCGGCTGCGGACGCGGCACGTCGTATTTACCGGCGGCGCGGCTATCGGCCACCTGGTGGGGAATCGGCAGCAGCGGGTCGAGCGGGCGCAGTTGCTGCCCCGCCGGCACCTGCATGGGCGGCACCTGATGCGCCTGCAGATAATCGCTGCCGCGATCACGAAAATACCCATCGTCGCCCCACAGCCAACCGCAACCGCTGGTGGCGGAAATCATCAGGGCAAGAGTCGAGAGTCCGGCCAGTCGCTTCATCAATATTCCCTTATCTGTTCAGGCGAGGATGCCGCACTGGCGCATCGCCTGGCGCAGCGGCTCCCGGCAAGCCGGGCTGAGCCAGGTGAGCGGCAGGCGGATACCGTCGGCCATCAGTCCCATCTCGTGCAGCGCGAACTTCACCGGAATGGGGTTGGACTCGATGAAGAGTTTCTGGTGCAACGGC